AATGGACAAAAAGATTGGAAAGTATCATTTAATGATACATAAGGACAAAGGTGTTTTTGTTGTTTACATTGATGGAGAAAAACTAGATTCCTATAAATCTCAAAAAGAAGCAGAGAAAATGGGATCTGAGTTTATTAAACAATATAAAGGTTAATTAGATGAAGCTGATTACTGAATTTAAAGAAACAGATGTACAGTGCATCGTTGAAAGTAATGAAGATGGTTCAAAGACTCACGTCATTGAAGGTGTCTTTGCAATGGCTGAATCTAAAAATAGAAACGGTAGAATTTATCCAAAGCCTATTATGGAAAAGGCTGTAAGTAAATATGTTACCGAACAAGTTTCCAAGGACAGAGCGGTAGGGGAACTAAACCACCCTGATGGACCAACTGTTAACTTGGATAAAGTTTCTCATAAGATTACGGAACTCAAAATGGACGGAAATAATGTTATGGGAAAGGCACGAATTTTGGATACTCCAATGGGTAATATCGTTAAGGGATTACTTGAAGGCGGTGTTCAATTAGGTGTCTCAACTCGTGGTATGGGTAGCCTTGAGCAGCGCAGTGGCGCAATGTATGTCAAGGATGACTTTATTCTTAATACGGTTGATATCGTACAAGATCCATCTGCACCAAATGCTTTTGTTAATGGGATTATGGAAGGTGTTGAATGGGTTTGGAATAATGGAATCATTGAGGCTCAAGAAATTGAAAAAATAGAGACTGAAATTAAACGTGCTCCGCGTTCTGACCTCTATGAGGTACAAACTCGTGAGTTTAAAAATTTCCTCTCGTTACTGAAAACTAAAATATAATAAGGAGTCAAACATGACTGATCAAGTACAAGACCAGGATGTTGAGCTCGACGAGATCGAAATCGAAGAAGCTCATGATCCAAAGAACGCAGAACAGCAGTCTGTCGCGGCTGCTGATAAAGCTGCGGATGCCACCTCTGCTGCACCTGCACGCACTGGTGACAAGAAAAACAGCGAGCCAATGCCAAAAACAAAAGCTGGCATGATCAATGCAATGTATAGCAAAATGTCTGGTATGAAAAAAGACCAACTGACAGCTGCATACGGTAAAATGATGGGCGAAGATGTTGAACTAGAAGCAGAAGATGTTGTTGCGGAAGCATCAGCACCTGAAGTACAGTTTGACTATAACGGCGAACTAGATGCATTGGTTGAATCTGAGGCAACTCTTTCAGAAGAGTTTAAAGCCAAAACAGCTGTATTGTTTGAAGCTGCGGTAAAATCAAAGCTTTCAGAAGAGATCGACCGTTTGGAAGAAGCATATCAGTCAGAATTGGCTGAAGAAGTTGCTTCAACTAAATCTGATCTTGTAGAGAAAGTTGACAGCTACCTCAACTATGTGGTTGAGTCTTGGATGGAAGAAAACAAAGTTGCGATCCAATCTGGCCTACGTACAGAAATCGCAGAAGGCTTTATGGATAAGTTGAAAGACCTATTCGCTGAGTCTTATGTTGAAGTTCCAGAATCCAAAGTCGACCTAATTGATGAATTGGCTGCAGAAAATGAAGAACTCGAAGAGTCATTCAATGATGCAGTAGCCAAAGCAATTGCACTTTCAGAAGAACTAGAATCATATAAGCGTGACGCAATCATTCGTGAAGCTGCACGTGATCTAGCTGCTACTCAAGTGGAAAAGCTATCGTCATTGGTAGAAGGTATTGATTTTGAAGATGAAGCAACTTTTGCTGAAAAAGTTAAAATCATCAAAGAATCACACTTCACTAAGAAAGTTGCTGAAACCGTCTCAGAAGAAACTGAAGAAGAAGCAGATGCTGAAATTCAAGTTTCTCCAATGATGGAGCAGTATCTTAACGCAATCCGTAAATCAACAAATAAGTAATTAGGAGATCCAATTATGGAAACTTATGATCGTCTCGTAGAGAAATGGTCTCCAGTATTGAACGAAGAATCAGCTGGTAATATTAAAGACGCACACAAGCGTGCGGTTACAGCTGCAGTTCTGGAGAACACAGAAAAAGCACTTCAAGAGCAAAATGCTCGTCAGAACTTCCTGAACGAAGATGCACCAGCTAACAACACAGCAAACGTTGATAACTGGAACCCAGTATTGATTTCACTTGTACGTCGTGCAATGCCAAACCTAATGGCATATGATATTGCCGGTGTTCAGCCAATGACAGGTCCAACAGGCTTGATCTTTGCAATGAAATCAACATACAAAACAACTCGTGCAGGTGCTACATCTGGCGGCGAAGCAATGTTTGATGAAGCAGTCACAGGCTTCTCAGGTGACTCAGGTGGAACACAAGCACAAGGTCCATCAGGTCTATCTGGTTTGACAGACTCTAACTCAGACTCATCCATCAATAACGACCGTACAGGTCCAGACTTTGGTGGTGGTATGACAACAGCTAACGCAGAACAACTAGGTACAACTGGTGAGTCTGCATTTGCTGAAATGGGCTTCACCATTGAAAAAGCAACTGTTACTGCAAAATCACGTGCATTGAAAGCAGAATACACACTAGAACTAGCACAAGACTTGAAAGCAATTCATGGTCTTGATGCTGAGACAGAATTGGCAAACATCTTGTCAACAGAAATCTTGGCAGAAATCAACCGTGAAGTTGTACGTACAATCAACTCACGTGCTAAAACTGGTGCTGGCACAGGCAACACAGCAATCAACGGTATCTTTGACTTGTCAACAGATGCAGACGGTCGCTGGTCTGTAGAAAAATTCAAAGGTTTGATTGTACAAATCGAACGTGAAGCAAACACAATCGCGAAAGAAACACGTCGCGGTAAAGGTAACTTCATCATCTGTTCATCAGATGTTGCAAGCGCCCTAGCAGCTTCAGGTATGTTGGATTACTCTCCAGCTCTATCAACAAACCTAAATGTTGATGACACAGGCAACACATTTGCTGGTGTTCTAAACGGTCGTACAAAAGTATACATCGACCCATATTCAACAACAGACTATGTAACTGTTGGTTATAAGGGTACTAACCCATATGACGCAGGTCTATTCTACTGCCCATACGTACCACTAACAATGGTTCGTGCAGTTGGTGAGAATGACTTCCAGCCACGTATCGGGTTCAAAACTCGCTATGGCATGGTTGCAAACCCATTCGTAGGTAACTCACCAGATAGCGATATTGGTACAGCGAAAGCAAACCAATACTACAGAATCTTCCGTGTAGACAACATCTTGGCGTAAGAACCAACTTAAAATTAAATAAAACTAAGGGCCCTCCGGGGCCCTTTTTTTATAAAAAAAATTTAAGTGATTGATTTTAAACAAATCTTTTTTTAACTTTTTTTAAAAAAAGTGTTTACATCTCATTTGTAATATGTTATGTTATATACATAAGGTGAATAAAGGAGATACCAAATGTTACTACCTAACGGATCAGCAATAAAGCAAGATGTTATCGAAGCATTTAACCGTGCTGTTGAGAATGATTTTAATCTTCGTCCTGGATTTGGTACCACTGACTTCTGGAACTTTGTTGAGTCAGATATGTATATGGAACTTCGGATATTCTACAACTCAGAATACATTGACGAATGCTTTGAAGCATTGGCAGACAACTTAGAAGGAGTAGCATAATGTTTAGAATCCCTCATTTTTATGAAGAAGCCTTTTGTTATGAAGATGCAGTAACAATTATGAAAGCCTTTGGTCGTGGTGACTTGCTTGAAGGTATGAAAGCAATGGATCGTTGCTGGGAAGAATATCTTGCAAGTCAGGGTAAAGATAATGCTCGGTTTGAAGATGATGATGCTTTCTATGAGAATTATTGTTATGAGGTTAATGCCTTTAATAAAGTGTTTTCAGAAATGAAACAACTTTTTATATAAAATTGTCTCAATGACGATATTATAATAAAACTGTTACAAACTTTTAGTATAATTGGTGGTATATAACAATGTTGAAGGTTATATACCATTTTTTTATTATACACGTAACAAACACGGAGATATCCATGAAATTACTATCTACCATTGCTGCAGTTTCAGTTCTTGTAGCAGCACCTGCTCTTTCTCGTGACCAAGTTCACATTGCAGGATCAAGTACAGTACTACCATATGCTTCAATCGTAGCAGAAGCATTTGGCGAAAACTTTGAATTCCCAACACCAATTGTGGAAGGCGGCGGATCAGGTGCCGGTCGTAAGCGTATGTGTGAAGGCGTAGGCTTAAATACAATTGATATTGCGAATTCTTCTTCTTTAATGAAAGCAGAACAAGCAGAAACATGTCAAGCAACAGTAGGTAAAGTAACTGAAGTTCGTATTGGCTATGATGGTATTACATTCTCAATGCGACATGAAAATAAAGGCTTTGAGGATCTAACACCATTGCAAATCTATCAAGCATTAAAAGCAGGTTCAACTGCTAAGACATGGGCAGACGTTGATGCGTCTCTACCAAATGTGGCAATCAAAGCATTCATCCCAGGTACAAAACACGGCACACGCGAAGTGTTTGAAACAAAAGTGATGTTGGCAGGTTGTAAAGCAGCAGGTGAATATGACAAATCATTAGGTAAAAAACCAGCGGAGAAAGCATGCTTCAAAGTGCGTACAGATGGTGCATCAGTCGATATCGACGGGGATTACACAGAGACATTAGCAAGCCTAGACGCGAACGTAAACGGAGTTGGTGTTTTCGGACTGAGCTTCTTGCTGAACAACACGGACTCAATCTACGCTGCAAAGATCAATGGTGTGATGCCATCGACAGAAAGCATTGCGAGTGGCGAGTATCCAGTTTCACGTCCACTTCAATTCTACGTTAAGCATGCACATTTAGATCAAGTTCCGGGGTTAAAAGAGTACATTGAGTTTTTCGTATCAGACGAGATTGCAGGACCAGATGGTCCATTGGCAGAGTACGGATTGGTTTCTGATCCTGAGCTTGCAGCCACACAGGATATGGTCGCTAAATTTTAAGTGGCTATATTAAATATGATTAACTTAAAGGGAGTCAAAAATGGCTCCCTTTTTTCTTGTATAAATATAAGAAAATAATTGAGGTTTAGGAATGCCTATTTTAGATCCAAATGCAACAGTTGAGGTTAGTACAACTTTAAATAATAGTGAAAAATTAAATAATATTAACCTACTACAACCAAATGCATTTAAACTAACAATTGATAGAAGAAACTTTGCAAACTTAGAATTTTTTGCACAGATGGTTTTGCATCCAGATGTTTCTGCTACACCTGCTGAACTACCTTATCAAAGAGTTGGTGGTATTCCTTTTGCTGGAGATAAACTAACATTTGGTGAATTTACAGCAATGATTATTCTTGACGAAAATCTAAATTCTTATACTGAAATGTATAACTGGATTACAAGAATTGTACAACAGAATGATGTATCGGCTCTTAATAGAACTGATAATATTCCACCAACAAATTGTGATATTACAGTTTCAATACTTTCAAGCCATAATAATACAACTCGTAAAATAAAATACTT